TACATCGATTAAAAACATGTTCTATAATGGTCGTAGGTGTAAAATGTTCTCTTTGCTCTTTTCTATATTTCTTGTGTTTTTCACGCTCTTCATTATTGGCCAACAGCACATCGTTCATAAAAATTTCACTGTAAAGCTCGCCATTAAAGTCTGATTGACTAGAATATAATGTTGTTCCTGATCCTATCGGGGCATCTTCATTTAAATATATTAAGCCTGCAACTGTAAAATGTGGGTCGTCATCATGCACCCATCCTTCTCCATAACTTTCCTCTATAAGTTGAAAAGTCGTCTGTAATTCTAAAAAATTTGTATAACCATATTGGTTTAAAGTATACATTAATTTTTTTGAAACTAAATCAAATAAGTTTGGATTGAGATTATGTAAAAAATCACTACGTAATCCAGGCCAACTTCCTCTGTTTCCTTTATAAAAATCAAGATCTAAAGCAAACTCTCTCCACAAATCCGGATTTTCATAAAAATTGTCAATTACAATTGTCGGAAGATATGGATACAAAAAAGGGTCTTTAAGATTTTTACTCATGATAAGATCACGACTGCGTTCGTCCATCTTAAGTAGTGAATTGATATAGTCTTTATTCATTTAATATTGCTGTAAAATTAATTGTTATAGCGATTCTTTTAGTACACATTTTAGGACATGTGCTAGCATGATAATGCTGTCCGTTAAACAATAACACTTTGCCTTTATCCGGCCTGCTTTTATGCATCGGGCGATAATTCTGTGCTTTTTCAGTTTCGTAAAATATTACAGTGTCACCGTCTGCGTCGTTGACATAGTATATAGCAGTATAATGATCATATTCGCAGTCTTTATGAGGTTCATTATATTTGTAAGGCAGACTAGGTAAAACATATTTGGTATTCAACAAAAATCCTGCTCTTACTCTAATTAGACTGGTTAACTTAAGGTTTGACTTTTTTAAAATTTCGTCAATCAGTGGAGTAAAGAATTCTAAGTAAGGATTCGATTCATTCTCAGGATGAAAAATTAAATTTGCGAATCCCGGAGTGGAATTTACAGTATCGTTAGCATATTCGTGTGTAGTATCTTCTAAGAAATGCCAGGGGAATTTTATATCAGTCAATGCATGATAAATTTTATTTTGATACTCATCGTCTACTACATTTAAAATTTCAACGGGGCTGAATGTCATGATTAATCCTATAAAAATTTCTATCTATATTGTAATTTGGTGGATCAGTAGCGAATTTATTCCAGCACGGAATACTTATAGATAATCGTTTTTCGTCTGGGTAAGCTACATGATACATTCTAGATGGAAAATACAATGCATCACCTGGTTCTAGTACAACATCAATTGCCACCGTTAAATCTTTTTCGTCGAGTCTGCCATTCATTGTACCAGTTTTATAAAGATAAGAAATTCTGTTATTAAATATTTTCCATCTTGTTTTTCCTTCAATTTGAATTACAAAATTTGCTGGGTAATCGTCATGTATGGTAAATGATTTAGATCCGGTTAAACCTCCATATACATGTATGGCTGCATTTATATTAAACATACTTTCAAATATTTTTAATAGCTCTGTAGTTTTTTTATTATGGAATCCGTAATTCATTATTATAACACTGTGGCCTTGATGCAATTTTTCAAACATAAACTCTTTGTCTTGAACAAGAGTTTCCCACATCCATGCTTTTCTAGATTCCGGAATATAGGTTTTATTATTATATTGATCGATCATTTCAAATTTATAGAAATGAGGATTGTTCATACAGTCCTCAACATCTTGCCATGTGAGCAGCTCTTGAGGATCTCTTAATAATCCTTTAAAAAAATGCGGCTTGTCGTCTATTAATAAGTTAGTTTCGTTTAGTATGCGTTGGCCGATATCTGTCATCGTCTGTCCTAATAATTTTTATGTTAAATGAAATACTTATTCTATCTTCATCTAATTCATTTCTTTCTACACCGTGTGGCAGCCATCCTGGAAACATAATTAATTTTTGACTTTCTGGAGTAAAAGACATTGCTGATGCGCTTAAAGAGGTAAACTGACCAATAGTTGCCTGTGATGCTACAATAAAATCTTGTCCGTAACTTTTATAAAAATTAATATTGCCATGGCCAGGGCGTGCTTTTACATAAAATACGCCAGAAATAAAACTGTTATCGTGTGTATGTACTGCATTAGTATGATTTTTATTATTAATGTTAAACCAAAAATTTTCAATATCTACAAAGCATAGGTCTTCACGATAACCAAAATCTCGAACACACTGATCTGCTTGTTGTAAAATCTTATCCTCAAGCTGTTTCATTTCTGGATGTGTATTTGCACGAAAGTCTTGGCTCTGCCAACCGCCTTGATTGCTTAGTTTTCTGCCTATAGGATCCTTATCTCGTAATCGATAGCATAATGCTATCATATCGTCGGTGTTTATTTCAGTTTGTTCCCACCACACAGGGGTTGGAAAATAAAAATCTAAGTTCATAAAAATAAATCCTTAAGCATTATTGGATTATTTTTTGGTACTAAGTGCGAAAATGCAAAAGTGTGACTCCACCTAAAATCTACAGAATTTGAAATATAAGCATTATGGCACACATTTGACTTATACATGGTCATAGTTCCCTCAGTTGTGGGAGCATCTCCAACATGTTCAAAACCCCATCTTGCTAATTCTAGTTCTGTCATGTTAAACCATTGATCTGATCTTTTAGGGTTTTCGGCTAGTGATTTCCATTCTTGATACATTTTATGATTTTCGTCTAGTTGAAAGTCATAGATTTCATCTTTCATTATTCCGTTATATCTATATAGCTTAGTTGAGCTATCAGTCACAGCATGATCGGTAAACCATAAATTTCCAACCATGCCATAAGAATAATCGATGTGGGGGATTCGCCAACACGAAATAGGCCTAGCCCGTTTTTTAAAATAAACATTTCCCCACTCGTGTATTTCAGGATCTGCAATCGGAAGGTTAACTTGTTTGAGATAAAATTCTTTTATCAAAAAACAAATATCTTTATAAATCCACTCGGGTAAATGTATTGTGTCAAACGGATTTGGATCAAAGTTTTCTAGATTATTGTTATCTTTTTGGATAGGAAACGCAGAAACTAAATTCTTGAAAAGATCAAACCCGTTATCGTAAAACGGATTATCAGCGATCCAGTATCCTATGTCCTTATCGAGTTTAACATAGTCGATTTTCCAATCATCTAATTTTTTAATTTTTATAATTTTTTTAAAATTATTAGCATCGGGATAACAGGTTTTAAAATTTATCATTTTACATTAAACGTCATTACTATTCTTTCTTGATCAGTGTTATTAATTTGAGTCCGATGTCGAAGCCATCCTGGAAAAATTATTACATCATTAGTTTTGCATGGTACTTCTTTATAAAACGACAACTCTGGTATTACTGGAAAAATATGTTTATGGTACTCAAGAGGATCCTTAAACTCGATATTTCCAGAGTTAGGAGGACACTTGATATAGCAACTTACTACAAATGTCGAATGGCTGTGAGAGTGCTCTAGGGTTTCACCGGATTTTAAATGGCGATTGATCCATGATTGGTGTACTGTTGAGTGGTTGTGAATAAAGTCATATTCTCTTCGAATACCGTTAATTTTTTCTCCTAACCAAAACTGAAAATCAGATAGTTCGACCCACGTATGTGGTTGAAATTTATCATCTAACGAAACTGTAGATATTGCATTTCCTTTTTCTAATAAAGAATTATTTTTTACTGAATTTAAAATATCATTAATTTTTGGATATAATACATCCAGATTGAAATTGTAACTAAATTTCCATACTAGAGGAGGGAATAAATATATTCCGCCATTACTCAGCTGTAACACCCTGGTCGTTCCTAAATGTTTCTAAGGCTAGTGTTAATCCCATAATCGCACCTTCCATCTTAATAATGTCCTTGGATAGTTCTTGTCTTTTGCTAAAATCTATAGAAGTTATTCCGTAGGGATTCAATTTAACGTTTGCGAATTCCTCTTCCAAATGTTTAAGCTCCTCGGATGACTTATCAAGTTCTTGTTGAACTTGTTGTATATTTTTCTGTAATTTTTCTGAATAATTCATTCTGTTCTCCTTTTAAATTTTTTTAAAATTTTGCTGGCTCTATGTAATCTAGCGGATAAAGAGTCTTTTTCTAATATTATACAATTGGCAGCAAAATTATATGCTCGTTCTCGATTCATATCGTTTTCATCGGCATTGTTAATTGAAATATCGTATTCATTGAGATTTAAATTTTTTCTTAATACTGGTATAAGCTGACACAACGGAGTGCCTGCCTTAACTAACGTAGTTCCGTTAAGCTGTTTCCAGAACATAGGTATATTTAACGTGTGTGTAAACATTGGATCTAAAATTCCGATAGCTGCGACAAATCTATCCTCGTTATTGTAGGCCACAGGCATTTGAATGAATACAATATCGTTAGATGCATCCACTCTCCATGGCGTTTCAATTTTTATTGTAGTGTGCAGTGTGTCAGTACCAGCTATCAAGGGCGATGTTTGATATGGCGGATGTGATGATACGTAACTTTCTGTACCAGGAAGACCTTTATCGAATACTATTGGTTCTATCCAACTAAAAGAGGATCCGTCTCCATTGGTAGTTATTTCAAAATCCGCCGGGGCAGGAATAACAAATCCTGTTGTTACTATCTTTTTAAGTCCGGGGCAATTAAAAGTAGATAAAAGATGTTGTGGGTATAAGTCTTTGTTTAAAAATTTTCTGTCCACCAATGAAGATTTTATAATGGGAAATAGATCTATCACACCGGGATAAACCGAATAAAATCTAATATAAGGTTTTTTCTTAGTGAATAAACTAAAGATTTTCTTACAAAGTATAGTCATCTTTTCCGCCGTAGATATTATCTTTTAAAAATTGATAATGACTAGGCAATGTTTTCACATAATCAATGATATGATCTCGATAATCTTCATAAGCACGTTTTGTGAATCCTATTTCTTGATCGTATGTTTCCGCAGGAATATCTCTCGCATACAATAATTCTTTAGTTGAAATAGGACGAACTCCTAACCCTGCCATGATAAACATATGGCCAATTCCGTCGCTCCAAAAACTTTGATTGGCTGCAATATTACCTATAACATTAGGGTATTGTGCCTGTATTAACATATCGGGCCCCATCATTTCCGGACAGTATTCATTGTATTCTGTACACCATCTCCAATAAGGAGTATCAGTTCTTCCAGAAAATGCATAATGCATGCTCACAAAATCTCTAAATTTATCAACTTCTGTCGCTACTGCAAAATTAAATCCGTCTTGCTCAGTACGAGTTACGTACCCATTTCTACGATTAAGGGTCTCTACTAATTTAATAATATTTTCGTGAGTGGTCAGTAATCCGGTTGACTCTAGTGGTTCTACGAATCCGTAACTTAATCCCACCCCTACTACATTCAGATGCCATGCTCTACGGCGTTTGCCGTGTTTGATATTGATATTAAACATTTCGGCATTTTCGGCTATTTCTGGATTGTGTTTTTTAGCAAGATGTTTTCTAAATTCTCTCTTAGCATCTTCGTCTGTGACAAATCTACTTGAGTAAACATAACCGGTGCCGATTCGATTCCAGAGAGGAATGTTCCAAACCCATCCGTTATCAAGTGCGTGACAATCTGTTACATTATGCATTTCTTTTTCACGATCGATATAAGGTAATCTGCAGGCCCAAGCTCTATCATTAGCTAACACTTTACTAAATGGTTGAAATTCTTGCCCCATCCACACTTCTAACAATTGGGATTTAAAACCTGTGCAGTCGATCCACAAGTCTGATTTAAAAATTTTTCCATCGTCTAGCATTATGTCAGTAATGTTGCCTAATATATCTTTTTTGTAAGAATGAACTTCACCGATAACATGTTTTACACCGTTTGGTAATGCGATATTATCTTTAAGATATTGTCCAAATAGTTGCGCATCCATATGATAGGCAGTGTCCCATGCGAATCTAAAGTTTCTTAAAATAAAATCTTCATTTTTAGTTTGTTTGTTATATTTGGCCAGCATTGTATTACCGGTGCAATAGAATTCAGCGAACGTTTCTGGAGTATATTCTTTTGGATATATTGTAGCTAAATGGGCCCATGCCATATCCCCTGCCGGCTTATCAGTTAGATCTAAACCTCCTGCAAAAGGATATTCAAAATGTGTTCCGTCGTTGGCTTTAAAATTTGTAAATCTAATTGAATTTTTATAGGTAGCATTGCACGCTGCCATCCAGTCTTCGTCTTTCAAATCTAATAATTTTAAAAATTTGTTGATATGGCCTAGTGTACTCTCCCCTACGCCAACTGTTCCTATTTTTTTTGATTCGATCAATGTTATTTCTAAGTGTGGACACAGTTTGGATAAAGCAGCAGCGGTCATCCAACCTGATGACCCACCTCCAATTATCGTAATTTTTTTGTAGTGCATTTGTGTTCCTTATTAGTGTAAGCAATAAAATAATATACCCAGTTATTTAGTCGTTATTTTTTTGTAAGAGATAAAAAAAGGTGCTTGACAAGCACCTTTTTAATGGTGATATTTTTACTGCTATTGCCCGTAGTGTTTCCAAGCCGGATATCGTTTCCATGCTGGCATTTCTAAGGTTGATGGCATATTTTTTTTGTCTTTACTAGGCTCTTCTGTTAGTGCCTTTACTAACAGTTCTTCCATAGTATATGGAGGCTCAGGTGGCGGAGGTTTTGGTATTACAGATTTTACCGTATTAATATGTGAAAACCATTCTCCGTCGGAGCTTATAGAACCCGTATCTTGCAGTTCATGGTACAACATGTCTAACTGAGCACCAACATCACCATATGCAACTTTTCGTGCTACAGCGAGATCTGTGTATGGAGCATCTCTCTCGATCCAAATCATTTTTTGTTGACTAGGACTCCATTCCAGCGTCCAATCTAACGTAATTTCGTCAGGAGCGTCTACCCAAACCATCGTAGCATCTGGGCCTTCGTATATTTCATAATCTAGTCCAGGTTCAACTATTTGTTGTACCCATCCCTGATATACTACAAGTGCTTTTTTCATAATTTTATTCCCAATTTTATTTATATTCTTCTATTACTACAATTCCGGGTCGTCCATCCGAACCTCTATGTCCATGATAATACCCACCAGTACCACCCGAACCAGGAGACGAATGTCCTTGATGATTATGAGCAAAATTACCTCCCTGAGGATGCCCTGATGGTGCAGGTCCACCCCAATAGCTTGACCCGCCTGGACCAAAATTATCGTGATGTGATCCCCCTCCGCCTTGGTGAATATTTAAGTCTCCCCCGGATCCGTTTCCACTAACTCCGCCCGAATGTTGATTCTGTCTGTTTGCTCCGTGTCCCGCGCTGGCTGAGCAAAATCCACCGAACGATGTTCCACCTGCATTACCGCCTGCACCAGAATACCAAGTTCCACCACCTCCACCGTCAATGGTTACACTTACACTGGCTGTGCCAGTAACATCTATAATTCTCTCTGCATAACCTCCCGCACCCCCACTTTCTCCGTGACCCGATGCACCGCCACCTGATCCTTGAACCTTAACTCGAATAAATCTCACACCTGATGGACGATTCCATGTTCCGCTTGAAGTAAAAACTTGCATACCACTAAAGCCTGCGGTGCTGTATTCAAAAGCATTTCCTGCGGCATTTACTCTTAATACCGTATTCGCTGATCCGACAGCTGACAACGCAGTTCCTCCTTTGGCTATCGGCATCACTCCCGTAACTTTTGTTCCAGTTAGATCGACTGCACCGGCACTCAACTTAGCGGCTGTAATTGCTCCGTTATTTAAATCAGCTGTTGGTATTGATCTTGCTGCTATGTCTGAATCAGTAATCGTAAGATCAACAACAGCCGATCCAGTTATATTTTTTAATGTTTGATAATTAAATGGCATTTTTTTTCCTGATTAAAAGAATTCAGTAATAACAATTAAGCCGGGTTTGCCGTCTGAACCTCTGTGACCACTGAAATAACCAGCCGATCCGCCTGTGCCCGGAGACGAATGTCCTTGATGGTTGTGGGTGAAGTTACCTCCCTGAGGATGCCCTGATGGTGCAGGTCCTCCCCAAAAACTCTTTCCGCCCATTCCTGAAGAACGTTGTTCGTGACCTCCACCTGCTCCGCCATATAAATTTAAGTCTCCACCGCTGCCTATTCCCGGTAATCCGCCGTTATGATTATTGTGCCTATTGGCTCCGTGACCTGCGCTGGCCGAAACAAATGCACCGAATGATGTTCCACCTGCATTACCGCCTGCATTATTATACCAAGTTCCACCACCTCCACCGTCAATGGTTACTCCTACTGTTGTAATACCAGTAGCGTTAATTAATCTTTCTGCATAACCACCAGCTGCACCCGATTCACCATGACCTGATGCACCGCCACCTGATCCTTGAACCTGTACCCAAATATATCTTATTCCGGCTGTTTTAGTATATGTGCCGCTGGAGGTAAAAACTACCATTCTAAAAATTCCTGTGGGTGCGAATTCTAGTGCGTTGTTTGCAGCATTTGCTGCTAGTACACGATATGCTGATCCCACAGCACTGGCTGAAGTACCTCCTTTACTAAAAGGAGTAGTACCAGTTACTACGGTAGTTGTTACATCTATCGATCCATTCGCTAGTTCTGCAGAAGTAATTGTGGTGTTGGCTATCTTTGCGTCCGTGATAGCGTTTGTGTTGAAATCAGCCCCAGTAAGAGAGCCTGCAACTATCGCATCGCTTGTTATATTTTTTAATGTTTGATAATTAAATGGCATTATTCTCTCTTAATAGTAATTGGTTACGACAACTATTCCAGGTCGTCCATCCGAACCTCTATGTCCATGAAAGTGTGCACCGGCGCCACCAGTTCCTGGGGACGTATGGGACTGATGATTGTGCGCAAAATTACCTCCCTGAGGATGGCTACTAGGAGCTCCCCCTCCAAAATATGAATCAGCACAACTTTGAGCACTGCGGGCATGATGACTAAATCCACTGCCTTGATGGATATTTAAATTTCCTCCGGATCCGTTTCCACTAACTCCGCCCGAATGTTGATTCTGTCTATTTGCTCCATGTCCACCACTGGCTGACAGATATGGTCCAAAACTAGAACCACCTGCATTGCCGCCTGCACTAGAATACCAAGTTCCACCACCTCCACCGTCAATGGTAATACCCACAGAAGATATACCGGTTACATCTAAATATCTTTCGCAGTATCCCCCGGCAGCTCCGCCCTCGCCGTGCCCCGAACCGCCTCCGCCCGATCCCTGTAATTGAACTTTAATATATCGAACTCCAGCAGGCCTATTCCATGTGCTTGATCCAGTGAATACCTGTATGCTAGCGATTCCATGATTACCTGCTGATATGGCACTTCCAGTACTAAAAAATGCTGTGTACGCACCTGAGAACGTTGAGGTGCCTAATCCCCCTTTTGATACCGGCAATACACCGGTCACTGTTGAAGCTGTATTATCAACGGCACCGGTAGCCAATTTAGCGGAAGTGATAGCAGTTAATTCTATTTTACCGGCAGTAACTGTTGTGTTGGCTAAATCTGCAGTGTTGAGGCTGTTATCTAAAAACGCAGCGCCTGAAAGATTTTTTAATGTTTGATAATTAAATGGCATAGTATTTTAAATAGCATCCAATAACCAGCCTCTTGTGGCATCGTAATATGTCATAGACAGTGCTGCACCCTGTGTACTAATGGTCATTGTATCATTAGTCCTCATAATAGGGGCACCGTTGGGTACCACTGAACAATTATTGGTTTGAAATGTGCCGAAGGTGTCATAAATTTTAATTACATCTCCTTGTCTTGGACTGGCAGGTAAAGTTAAATTTACTGCTCCTGATGTGGTATTAACCCAATAGGCATGATTTGACCCTATAGTCTGGCTGCTGGCTACTGTTAGATTTGGCAATGTTCCTACCACAAACCAATAACTGCCGTTCCAAATTTCTAATTGATTAACGTCAGTGTTGAAATATTGAAAACCTTTTTGGTCTGCAGCCAGTGTCGGCCGATTGGCTGTGCTACCGGTACCGACTAAAGTAAATTCTTCAGTTTGTGGCTGTATCCCAACTCTTGTGTGACGTCCCATAATATTTTCCTCTTATGCTGTAGCAGTTTCGATGCCGTAGGCCATAGCAGTTACGTTGGCGGCACTTGAGCGTACCACTATTAGTTTTCCTGCATCTAGTACCAAGCCAGTTCTTTCTAAAACACCATTTGGTCCTATCTGAACATCGTATTCTACAAATTCTGAATTTGCCGGCGAAGCTGTTGTAGATATTGCTAGCCTTGCATTGATATTTGTTGCATTTCTATTGCAAATACTCACCGTGACTACTGCGAATGTGCTAGTAGGCACTGTGTAAAGCGTGGTATTGGTAGCTGATGCTAGATCTGCTGCTCCTAGTCTTCCTGTTGCCATAATTTATTCTCCATGTATATATTTATGTTAAAAAGTAATTGAATGCTAAAGGCAGGCCAATAACTCCACCTCTGAAATCAAAGTTAGCATTCATCTTAATCGCACCGCCTGTGGTGGTTGTGATTATATTTGAGCTTATAAACACACTACCTGCTGTTACAGAGTTTACGTTCAAGCTAGCACCACCACCACCAATTTGGCTGGCAATGTAGGCTTTGATAGCTCTTTGAGTAGGTACGATATTATCTGAATCTGCTGTAAAGAACGGGTCTGTTGAAAATTCAGTGATCGTAGCTGATCCACCACCTAGTGTAACGTTACCAAGATTAAGTTCTTGTAGTCCTGAAATATTAAATGCATCAGCATTCAATGTAGCAATACCAGTTGATTGTTCAATGTTAAACAGATCTCCAACTCTAAAGTTACCGTCTTGATCTGTAGCTGTAAAGAACACACGACCACCATTTTCTTCAAAAGTCTCATTGGCCGGAATAGGTGCCTGTAAAGGAGTGTTAGGATAGTTAGTTTCGATGAAATTACCAGTGCCTATATCCAAGAAGTCATGTCCGGTTAAACGACACTGACTGTAACGCAGTCTGGTAGTCACTGTGACTTTATCTTCTGGTGCTTCACTTATAGTCAATGTCGGACTGATTTGTAAGAATGCTGTATAAGCACCTTCGTTGACACCTAAGAATGTGATAACGTTGACCAATTTAAATGTGCGATCTGGCAAATGTCCAAACACCACATTGGATCCAGGAGTTGGTTGTTCACTAAGCTGTCTTACAGCTACGAACGATCCCGGCTGGAATACATTAGCATACCCGTCACCAATATCAACTTCACAACTACTTGTGACATACTGTGATCCTCGATTTATAAACGATGGGTTAGCTAATACTCCCGATCCTTTTCTCACACTTACTGGAGCTTCAAATGTATTATTAGGATCTGTAAATGTTATAGTTGGTTCGACATTATAGCCAGATCCTGGTTCTGTAATATTAATCTGGAATATCTTGTTAGATGCTACCAGTGCGCGGGCTCTAGTAGTAGCTCCAGTTCTGATATAAGTAGCTACCGTTCCTGTGCTTCCTCCAACACCCACAAATTGCCCGTATCGATTTCTGTTGCCGAATGTCACTGCTGAGAATCCGCTGGCTGCTGTACTGGTTGTTCTTGTGGTCCATGTTACCCCGTCCGGTGAAGTTGCTGCTGCTGTGGTTGTGCTTACCGCAAGGAACACTCCTTGACCGTATGTGACCTTGGTCCATGATGCTGTTGCAGGTAATGTGCTAGCGGTCCAGGTAATACCATCTAGACTGTAGGCAGCTACAGTACCGCTGGTATTTGATACAGCAACGAATCTGTTATTACCATAGGCAATGCTGTTCCAGTTTGACGAACTAGGAAGTGTTCCTGCAGTCCATGTGCCTGTGCCTGTGGTAGAATAATTTGAAACAGCAGTGCCACTCTTGATGGCTACAAATCTATTTTTGCCATATGCAATTGCAGTGAAACCAGTGGTGGTAAGTGTGCCAGTTTGATCCCAGTTTTCACCATCATTGCTAATTCTCACGGTGGTGACATCGCTGGCTATGGCCACGAATTTCTGAGAACTAAATCCTCCAAATACTACATCAACCCATGTAGCTGAAGTTTGCATGTTTGCTGCTGACCATGTGATTCCGTCGTCGCTGTATGCACCTGTGGTATTAGCCGCAGTTCCGGCAACCGCTACAAATTTACTGACTTTACCTATTGTGGATCCATCGTCTAATAGTCCAGCAGTCATAGCTGACCAGTTAGCTGCACTAGGCATCAAGCTGGGTCTTGTAGTCCATAAAATGCCATCTTCGGATGTAGCTCCCACTGTAGATCCTGTGCGCAGTGCTACGTATCTACCACCTATGCCATAACCTTCGTGATCAAATTGTAAAATAGCACCTGTCGAAGAATTAACTGCTGTGATGGTTATCACTAGATCATTGGTTGTTGAAGTGCCACCTAGGCTAGTTCCTAATATAGTTATGGTTTGTAATCTAGTATATCCTGTTCCTGCTGACTGTAGAGAAGGTGTGTATTTCCAACCATTTCGTATCACTGTGAATGTGGCTCCTACTCCAGTACCGCTGTAAGTGCCAGTAAGTGATGCATACACAGCAGCAGTTTCTCCGTATTTCACCGCCGCCCATGTGCCTGAAGTTGGCAGGGTAGCTGCTGTAGATGTGTAACCAGGATCACTAAATGTTACTCTAGGTTCAATAATATATGTACTAGAAGCATCCGGTGCAACAATAGCGGTACCAGCGATTAGATGATCAAATCCTGCTGTACCATCGGATTCTTTGACCAGGCCTGCTACCTTAGTACCTGAATTGTATGTGTTAATAATACCAAACTGTCCGACACCCGCACCACCAGTTAACACGATCTTCATACCGATATAGGCTGTGCTAGATTCACCGTCTGTGGCGGC